TGTGATAATACACCATAAATTCTATCTAACGAATTTATGACTTTTTCTTGATTTACTAATTCCGCTTGATTTTCTGTTTGGGAACCTGACGGAGCAGCATTAACATTGACCACAATTGATCGACTCTCTCCCTGTTCTTTACCACCAGAAGCACTCATTGCTTGTGGTAAATTAGCATTTGAAGTCTTTAATTGTCCTATCAATTGTGCAATTGATGTTCCTGTATCTGCCATGTTAGTTTCCTATCTTTGTAATTTACTTAACTTTTCGTTTTCTTCGGCTATATAATTTTCTAATTGGGAGACATACACTGCTCTCTCCCAAGGAATCATATCTTCTAGTTCACTAATACTATACTTGTGATGTTGAACTAATATAAAGTTAGTTTTATAATAGTTCTGTAAATTATCATGACAAAAAATCATTCGAAAAAATTTTCCAGACCCTCAATTGTGATCGTATGATCATACCCACATTTTGAACATTTTGTTTTAATTACTTTTTGTAATTTTGGCATTTGTTCAAAGAACTTTTGAATATGATTAAACTGATCTACATTGAGAGATTCAATAAAATCTACTAACTCTTCTTTTTTTGTTTCTTTAGCATAATAGAATTGATCATCGTCGTAAATGTATTCAATACAAGAAACAACAACATCAAAAGCGGCTTTTGTTGCCGATGTACTCATTCTCATTTTTTCTAATGCGGAATAATCAGGAAATTTCATTTTAACTCCAATAGTTGAAGTTAATGGAATCACATCTTTATAATCTTCGCTATCCAATTTAATATCCAAAACATTATAAGAAATATCTAATTTATTTTTACATACTTCTCCGGTTTCTTGATCAATTACATTTTCGCAACGATATTTTAGATCCACTTGTTCTCCGACAGATCGTGCTCTCAAGTTGATAAAAAAGAATTCAATATCAACAGCAGCTAAAGAATCTACATCAATTTCTGTGATACAACAATTCCTGATGATCTGTTTAATATTTTCATTAATAAATTCCGGATTATCAGATTCCAAGGCTAATAGTAAAATTTTCTGTTCTTTAACTGTAAACGGTTTAAATTTTACTTTAGTCTTGGATAAAGGTAATACTAAATCATAAACTGGTAGATTAATTTTTGGTAAACTCATATCATTTCCTTTCTATAAAAAAATTATTTATTTTAATATCATATCATTAAAATCCAAATGGATTCGGATATCCGCTTCCTGGAGTATAAACTATTGGTCTATATATTGGTTGAGGAGCAGTCACCTTCAATTCGGCTTCTAAATCTTTAAATGCCTGTGTAACCTCTGGAGGAGTTTTAATCCAATCCGAAAATTCTACATTAGTGGTTTTTCCGGTAGCATCTGTATACCCAACAGTATATTTTATCTCCATCAAATTTTCTTTCTGTATAACTGTTGGTGGTGGAGATTTTGGTAATTCTGGAACCTTGGTGTTATTCTTCAAAGCATCCATGATTTGATAAGATAAAGCTGGAGTTTTTATTTCCGACTGAACCTGTTTGGATTTGCTAATACCATTATATGTAAATGTAACATCGATTGTTAGTATTTGAGTCGCCGGGGGTTTTATTTCCGGAGGCTTTGATGGTGGTGGTGCTACTGGTCCAAATCCAGAATCATCAGAAATCTCTGGTGGCTTTGATGGTGGTGGTGCTACTGGTCCAAATCCAGAATCATCAGAAATCTCTGGTGGCTTTGATGGTGGTGGTACTACAGGTAATGGATCAGAAATCTCTGGTGGCTTTGATGGTGGTGGTACTACAGGTAATGGATCAGAAATCTCTGGTGGCTTTGATGGTGGTGGTACTACAGGTAATGGATCAGAAATCTCTGGCGGCTTTGGTGGCATGGCTGGTGCTGGTGTAGGTGCTATTGGAACAGTAATTACTGGTGGCATGGCTGGTGCTGGTGTAGGTGCTATTGGAACCGTAATTACTGGTGGTGCTACAGGTAAAACTCCACCAGTTCCATCTGGCGCTATTGGAAAAGTATTTACTGGTGGTATAGCTGGTGCTGGTGTAGGTGCTATTGGAAAAGTATTTACTGGTGGTATAGCTGGTGCTGGTGTAGGTGCTATTGGAATAGTATTTACTGGTGGTATAGCTGGTGCTGGTGTAGGTGCTATTGGAATAGTATTTACTGGTGGTGCAACTGGTGCTATAGGTAAAACTCCACCAATTTCTGGAGGGGTAGCTGGTTTTGGTGGTTGTAAAACCGGAGGCTTCAAATCTGCATTAGCTTTGGCTTTTTTACTAAGAGACTCTACCAACTGGTTTCTCTGTTGTTCCTGACTCAATTCTCCAGAAGCAGAACCTGCGGGAAATACTTTAAAATATCTATATGCAATGACCACATTTAATCTATTGTAATCATTCATTTGCGCCCAACTTAATGGAATTGAATATACTTCTGCAGGAAAAGCATCTACCAAATATACAGTATAAGATTCTTTTCCATCCAAAGACATTTGAGTTATTTTTATATCTGTACAATAATTGACTTTATATTCAAAATCAAACTTTACTCCATTGTGCTGTTTTCCGGATATAATTTCCATCCACGCATCAAAGAATGTTTTCTCTTTCATATCATCGCCGCAAATGAATGTCATTGCGGATTTGTTATAAGTATTTTGAACAGGATAGTGTTCAACAGGACCATATGTTTTTTGGTCAATAAGAACAAATGCTCTGGCTGGTAATTCTGCCTGTTCGCATCTAAATTTTGATATAGAACCCCCACCAACTGCTCCTGCCAATTTTGCTGGAGGGATTATCTCAACCTCAAAGTTACAAGGACGAGATAATTCCGTCTTAAAGGACGAAATGAATTCATTTATATTTGCGACTGCCATTTATTTGTTCCTATTTTTTGGATTTGTTCTCTTTGTTCTCAATAAATTCTTCCAAAGGCAGAAATATAGAAAATCCCCATTCGTGTGGTTTGATTTCCAATGCTCGACCAACTACATGACTAGTTAGATATCTTTTTATACATTTTTTAAAATTCGGATATGATTTAATACCAGAGACTAATTTTTGGTAATTTATACCAACTCTCATCTTATCCGAACTGGGATCATACAATCTATTATTCAATAGTGATAATAATAAATTCGTTCTATCATTTCCGGATACATAATGCAAATTCAGTCCAAGAAAACCATCTGAATAATGTTCTAATACTATTGTCAAAGGGTATTTATCCCAAATAGGAAGCGTTGCTTTAGTTTTGGGATCATATTCGTAATGGTACATCCCGCCCAAAAAATTTGATATACTGCCTCCAGAAAATGAATCTGGAATTTTAGAAGCACCAATTCTTATTAATTGTGTTTTTGCTTGTAACCATTCTACAGAAGTTCTTTTCAATCTCTCTAACTGTTCTGCCGATTCTGCTGATGCAAATCTATCTGCCATAGTAGGTAGATCTTCATAACCAAAAGCCAATTTATTTAATATTCTTTGTATTGTTTTTGGCGCTGGAACAGGACTTGCTCTTCCAGAAGCGAGTTTTTGTAACCACATACCCATCCCCAAATAGAAAGGATCGAAGAGATACATCTTTCCTTCGTACTCCAATTCTTGCATTTCTGTATAATCTAAACGATCTTTCATTATTTTAATCCAAATATTTCTTTTTCGGTCATCAATTTAAAAACCCATTTTCTTTCTTTACAATATCTATCGGCGGCTTTCCATTTCGAAGAATTAATTCCCCAAGTATAAACTTCGTTAATATATTTCTTTGTTATTCTATTTTTAACTTCTGGTTCTATGGTTTGATGTAAAGGTTTTATTTCTATTAAGTATTCTATTATTTGTCCTTGAGAATTTTTTATTTTTGCATAAACATCGGGAAAATACCTGTGATATTTTCCATCAATGGGAGAAAGATATGGTATAACTATCTCTTCTGATGAATATTCAATAACATTTGGATTTGTATCCATCCAATTTAAAACTTTTCTCTCCCAAGAAGAACGAACCCAAATATTATTAAAATCTCCTCTATATTTGGCGAAGTTTTTAGGTCGCCAAAGCTGTGGTTTAGGATAACTTTTATTACTTGCCATGATCTATTTCAAATATAGTATTTATATTTTTTGTATAAATAATTATTATTTAACAAAGTCTTGGGAAAAATATGCCCGTCTATAACGCAAAAAATCCATTAGAAAGTTTAAACGGATCTCCTTATACTTTTAGTAGTTTAACGTATCCACTAGAATTTGACGATATAGCAAATTTCGGACATTACATGAATTTCTATATTAATGTTAATAAATCCACAAAATTCATGTCTGGGGGGACGTATAATGTCGCCTCAACTGGCTCGACGGCTGTAGATTATTCCAAAGTATATACTCCAGCATACAATTCTAGACTTCCGGGTGGCGGATATCAACAAACCGAAGCGACTACTCTTGGTGGTAATGCTGGAGTTCCCGGAGGAAATCCTTTTTATGTGGGATTAGCACAAGATGTTTTAGCCGGTCTTGGATTTTCATTTGACCAAGAATCGTTGAACAAAATGTCGCAAACGAGAATAACTCAAGCAATCTCATTATACATTCCAGACTCTATGAGTTTTTCTTGTAATTACGATTGGCAGGATGCATCATTAACCGAAGCCGGGGGTAAAGCATTAAAATACGGTCAAGTAGCTGGTGGTGCGCTTCAAGCTGGACGAGATTATCTAAAGAATAAAGCTTCGGAAGGACTACGACATCTTGGTGCTGCTGCGATGTCCGATATATTAATGGGAGGAGGACAAGGTGGAATAGGTGATATCGCAATGGGTATGGCTGGATTTGCCGTCAATCCACAGATTTTTGTTTTGTTTAGAGGTGTCGATTTGAGAACTTTTCAATTCGATTTCATCTTCACACCAAAAAGTCCAGAAGAAGCAGCAAATGTTAGAAATATTATTAAAGCATTTAGATTTCATGCCGCACCAGAAATTGACAAAAGTGTTGGTAGATATATGATTGCCCCATCTACTTTCAATATTGAATATATGTACAAAACTAGTCGCAACGAAAATATATTCCAAATGTCAACTTGTGTATTACAAAAACTTTCTGTCGATTATGCTCCTTATGGCTGGGCAACATATAATGATGGTATGCCTGTACAAACACACTTATCTATGGTATTCAAGGAGACAGAGATATTAACAAAAGAAAAAGTGAATCAAGGATATTAAAAGTAAAAGGGACGTTTTTGTTGTATTTCTTTATAAATATGATATAATATTTTATCCGAGAATAATATGTTTTGTGTATATAAAGCTGTAAATATAATTAACAAGAAAGTTTATGTTGGTTTTGCAGAAGATTTTAAGACTAGAAAAAGAAGACTCATATCTAAACATAAAGGTTAATTAATGCCACAATATTTTTTCAAGTATCCGAAGCGTCTAGTTAATGGTATTCTATTAACGGATTTGATAGCAAGAGTAAAAATTGCCGACAAATACATTGACGAAGATTCTTT